ATTTGTATTGTAGCTTCAGGTGATGGCATATGATATTATAAGGTGTTAGAGGTGTAAAATGAACGATGTAAATGCTGTTCCTATTACTAAAATAGGAGTTTATGAAATCCATGGTGATATCAAAAAAATTGGATATTTGACTTCAGCAAAGATATCTACCCAACTTTATTACAATTTGTCTATGAGGCAATTCTTTTGGGTCAAGTGGTTTGCATCAGGCAAGTGTCATATAGATTTTTTTGATACGAGTGAGGCAGGTTTGAAATATTTAGATAATCCTTATGGCAGAGGTGAAATTAGTATAGCCTTTTGTAGTAGGCAAGATTGTGTTAGAGAGCTGTTTTATAACTATGAGACTAATTCTTATAGTGTGAGCAGTTATGATGGTGTTAGTGTTTATTTGGCAAAGATGAAAGGATGTTAGATGATTAGAGGAAATGATTTATTAGTGAAGTATCCAAGTTTTGAAGAGAAGTATTTAATTGAAGGATTGATAGAAAACAATTCTTTAAATTTATTAGTAGCTCCTTCATACACAGGAAAAACCTATGTGGCATTAGGTATATGCAAGAGCATTTGTGATGATACTAATTTTTTAGATAAAACTGTTGATGGCGGTACTGTTTTATATATTGATAAGGAAATGAAACCAAAATATTTTGCTAAGAGATTGCGAAAGTTAGGTTTTATTAATAGTGTAAACTTCTTATATGAAAATAATACACAGGTAGATTTTGATGACCATAGTTCTAAAAAACAATTTTTAGATAGCATCAGAGTTTTAGTCAAGGAAGAAAATCTAAAACTTATTGTTGTTGATAGTCTAAAAGCATTTAGTGAAGGTTGCGATGAAAACAGCAATTCCTCTATGGGAGTTGTAATGAGTTTTTTAGTAGAAGTGAGTAGCATTTGTTCTGTTATTTTAATTCATCATGTAGGCAAAGGAAATAATAATTCTAAACTTACAAGGGATGACATTAGAGGAGCAAGTTGCATAGTAGACAAGAGCGATAATGTATTTTTAATTAATGCATTAGGTGAATTTGAAAGATGTCTTGTTGTTGATAAAGCAAGAAATCACGACATAAAACCTAAGCCTGTATTCTTCACTATGACAAGTGGTGAGAATGAAGTTTTAGAGTTTATAGTTGATACTGAAAAAGAGCCAAAAAGACCACTAAAAGAGCTGGTTTTAGAGCATTTTGTATCAGGAATGAATAGATCCCAATTGATGTCTCATTTTAGGAATAATGGTATGAATTTTACTAATGTTGAGCTTGATAAGGTTCTTGATAATATTCCTGATATAAATATTGAAAAAGGTCCAAATAATTCTAAAATCTATACAATGATTTAGTTATCCGGTTATTCCGTTGTTCATATATAGTAAATACGAATAACCAATTAATTTGCTAATTGGCTCAAGAAATTGAGCCTCTTTTTTTTGCTTAAATTTGCTCGAAATTCGAGCATATGATTACTACTATTGATAGTTGTTGATAGTTGTTAGTAGATGTTGATTTTTTTATTAGGCATACAAGCTTGTGTAAGGAAATCACTTTAGTGATTGGATGGAGCAAGTTTGTATCCTACCTAAACTCCTTGGGAGTTTAGGACAAGCAATACTTACCATCATGATATTTAACGCTACGCTATATCCTGATAGCAAGTATTGGTGTAATATTCAAAAAACTAATCCTAATAACAAAAAGAACTAAATATAGACAATATTGTTATAATAATACTATGGAAGATGATATTGACGATATGAATGATGATATTGAAGAAATTAAAATAGGTGAAGCAGTTATTCCTTATATAAAAATTCTTATATCAGTTGGAAGAGAAAACCACGATATGTTAACAATTCCTGAGATATCTAATTTGTTAACTCAAGATGGTGCAAGTCCTACTCAAAATATTAAAGATTTTTTAGACAAAGGTATGGTTAATATATATGCCTGTGAATATGACAAGGTAGCTAAAATACTATGAAAAAAAGGGATTTGTTGTTATGTTCTAAAACACAACAAGAGATAGCTGATGAATTAGGTGTTAGTCAACCTATGGTATCTAAATGGTTTAGTGGTAAGGTAATTCCAAGAGTGGATACCATTTATAAAATATGTGAGGTTATAGACGTTGAATATTCTGAACTTGTAGATTATATTTATGCGAGAAATAGAAAACTGGTCGAGTTATCGAAGAAGCAGAAGAGATAGTAAAAAATATTTATCATCTCGTGAGGAAATCTTTTTAATAACTGAATGTTTGTATGGTGGAGAGACCAGAAGATTAATTGCCTTGGAAGAAATTATAAATGTAAACAAGTCCATTGTTCATAACATAGCAAAAAATTATAGATGGAGTAATCTTCCCTATGAGGATATTGTTCAGTATGGTATAGAAGGATTGATTTGTGCTGTTGATAATTTTGATTTAGAAAAAGGTAACAAGTTCTCTACATATGCTACACATTATGTTTTAGGTCGTATTAGAAGAGCTATAGAGCAATACAATCACCTTATTAGAAAACCTGCATATGTTAACATTGCAGGTTTAAGAAATTTAGATGTTAGTGAAGAAATATCAGATGAGGAATTGATTAAATATTCAAAAGATAGATATTCAATAAGTCAATTGAAATTTGCAATATTAGCAAAAAGACAAAAAATAGTAGGTGAAGAAGAACTCCAATATGAGGTTGTGCAAGTCCAAGATTACAATGAGATTTGCAATAAAAGCTTTGTAGAGCAAGTGTTACAAAACCTCAAAGAACGTGAAGTTTTGTGCATAAAAATGAGGTTTGGATTAGATGGACACGATCCTCATACATACATTGATATTGATAAGGTTTTAAAATGTGATAGTGAGCAAGTTGTTAGAAATGCTTTTATTAAATTAAGAGCCAAATATAGGTTTGAAGATTTGCTGGAGATATTCAGATGAAACAAGATGAAGAAGATTTGGAAGATGAAGATGAGTTTGACAGTATTGATGCAAGAATAAATGCTCTTAAAAAAACAGACAGAAAAGGTTTAAGATTATCTGCTGAGAAAAGAGCTGATGTTGTTGCTTATCTTATAGGTGGTGTATCTGCAACTAAAATAGCAAAAGAAACTGGAGTTGCAATAGCTACTATTTATAGGATTAAAAGACAATACGAAGAAGACCAATATCATGGTGCAATAAAAGATATAAATCAAAAATTAGGTCAATATATTGCAGCATCATTAAAATATCATTTAGATGCATTAAATAATGTAGCAAAGGTAGCAAATGAGGAAGACTACATCAGATCTCAAAGCGGTAGAGAGCTTGCAGAGTTGCATAAGCAATTGGAACACTGGACAGTTTCAATTCTCTCAGCATCCAACACTCTCAACCAAATCTCCGAGTACCACGCAGAAGCTGTCCAACTCCCAGCGAAAGCTAAAAAATAAATATCTTGAATTTATAAAAGATACAAGTCCTGATAGGTTCCAAGTTGAGATACCTCATATAGAATTAATTGCAGAAGCTCTTATGAAGGTTATGAGTGGAGAAGTTAAGAGACTTTGTATCAATATGCCTCCACGTCACGGTAAAAGTGAGCAAGTCACTATAAGATTTCCTGCATTTTTTATGGAGCATTTTACTGGTCAAAATGTAATGGTTGCAGGATATAACCAATCTATCTCAAGGCGTTTTAGTAGAAGAACAAGGCAAATTGTTGAGGATAGAATAGGTTTAGATGAGAAGAACCAAAGTGTAGAAGAATGGCAAACAACTAACAATAACTATTATTATTGTGCAAGTACAAGCAATCCAAGAACCGGAATCGGATTCAACCTAATTATTTTGGATGATTTGGTTAAAAACAGAGAAGAAGCAAGTTCTAAAACACACAAGGAAAGAGTCAAAGATTTTTATAGAGAAGATTGTTACTCTCGTTTAGAACCTGATGGAGCTATTATTATTTGCAATACTCGATGGTCAGAAGATGATATTATTGCAGAAGCCTTAAGTACTGAACCTGAAGAATGGACAGTTTTATCTTTACCAGCTCTTTGTGATGATCCAGAAAATGATTTATTAGGTAGAGATTTAGATCAGCCATTATGGGAAGCAAGATATGACACTCAAAAACTTTTAGAAATTAAAAAAGTTATGGGAGAGTTTGGTTTTGCTGCTCTTTATCAACAAAGACCTGTTCCTAAAGAAGGTGGTTTATTTAAAGCTGATAGATTAGTAATAGACAAACCTCCTAAAATGATAAGAAAAGTAAGAGCTTGGGATTTAGCTGCAAGTTCTGGAAAAGGTGACTATACAGTAGGAGTATTGATGGGTGTAGATGAGCATCAAAACTACTGGATTTTAGACTTATATCGTGACAGAGTGTCTACAGATGTAAGAGATAAAAAAATGCTTCAAATAGCACAAATGGATGGTAATGAGACAAGAATAAGACTTGCTCAAGACCCAGGTAGTGCTGGTAAAAGTATGAAAGAATACTTTGTAAAATTCTTTGCTGGATATCTTGTTATTGCTAAGCCTGTATCTGGAAATAAAGAAGTTAGAGCTGAGCCTTTTGCTATTCAAGTAAACGAAGGAAATGTATTATTAGCAAGAGGTGATTGGAACAAGGAATTTATAAATGAACTTGGCAACTTCCCATATGGAGCACATGACGATATCATTGATGCTTGTTCTGATGCATTTGATGAATTAGCAAAAGTTAGGATGAAAAAGTTCTACGCAGTATAGACCGTAAAATATTAGTAAGAACATTAGGAATTTAACATTATGGCATTTTATAATAATTGGTTTAAAAATATAGTTGCAAAAAGAGGTGATGAATTACCATTACCTCAAACTATGCGAACACAAGGATATTACACTGGTATTGGTAATCAAGACCTTTATGCAATGTTATCCAGAAGATTACCAAGTTCTCAAAGAGACTGGAGTGCAACTGCTGGAGATTTACTTTTAAATTCTATCGTTGCAATTTCAATGGACTATTTTGTTAGAGCTTTTACTCAAGCTGTTCCTATGGTTTACACACAAGTATCAGATACAGAGTGGGAAAAAAATCCTAAACATCCTATGCTCCAATTGTTAGCAAATCCTCAAATGAATATGACTCCAACAAGATTTTGGAGCAATGTTATTTTTGATTATAAGATTTATGGAAATGCATATATCCGCAAGTTGAGAGATAAAACTGGAGATGTAATAGGTTTACAATTTCTTCCATCTCAACAAATGAAGCCTTATGGTGACGGTACAGATGCGTTGACCAAGTGGATTTATGTTGTTGATGGCATTCAATTCGATGTTAAATTAGAAGATATTATTCATATAGCTTATGGACGTGACCCATTAGATTATCGTATTGGTAGAAGTCCATTAATGAGTGCAATTAGAGAGATTGCTACAGATAACCAAGCAAGTTCTACAGCTTGGGGTTTGATGGCTAACTCTGGTTTGCCTTCTCTTATGGTAAGTCCTGATGTAAACAATGAGAATGTTGATGTTACAGATGATGATTTAAGAACTATGAAGCGTAGACTTGCTGATTCTTTTACTGGAGATCAAGCAGGTTCTATTGCTGTTATGAGTGGTCCATTTAAGGTTGAGAAAGTATCATTCAGTCCTTCTGATATGGCTCTTGATGTTATTAGACATACTCCAGAAGAAAGAGTAACAAGTGCATTAGGTTTGAACTGTCTTGTATTAAACCTTTCAGCTGGTCTTGAAAACTCTACATATGCAAACTTGAAAGAAGCTGAGCAAGGAGCTTGGAATCAAGGTGTTATTCCATTACTTAAATGTTTTGCAGAAGTTATTACACAATCTTTACTTCCTGAATATTCTGAAACTGTTGATGGTGATTATTTTGACTGGGATTTAGCTAAAATTACAGCCTTAATGGATGATACTGATGCAGTTGCTAAAAGAGCAGAGTTACTCTATGTAGCTGGCATTATTGATCGTTCTGATGCTAAGAGAATGATTGGTATGCAAAGCAATCCTTTAGATGAGCAAGTTTATCATCCTCTGGCTTCCACAGCTGTTATTCCTACACAAAGCATAAACAAATCTATTAAAGCAACTGTTACTGAAACTATGAAAACAGAAGCAAGAAAAGGTTTAGCTTGGAGAGAAGAATTCAATCGTGGTGGAACAGATGTTGGAATAAATAGAGCTAAACAAATATCAGCTGGCGAATCATTATCAGAAGAAGACATTCTTGATATGTATAGTTTCTTCTCAAGACATGAAGTAGACAAGCAAGCTGAAGGCTTTAGACCTGGACAAAAAGGCTATCCAAGTAATGGTAGAATAGCTTGGTCATTGTGGGGTGGAGATGCTGGATTCTCTTGGTCTAAAAAAGAGAGAAATAAAATTATGGCTGGAAGAGAATAATATGAGCTGGCTAAGTAAATTATTAAATAAAAAAACTAATATACCAGAAGTAAAAATACCTTTTGGTGAAGCTCAAATTTTAAATCAGATAGCTGACAACTTAAATTTTATGAGCACATCTGACCTTGAAAAACTACGAGACCTAACAATATTTGTTTTAGATAAGCGTGAAATGATGAAGGAAAAAAATAAAAAATAATGGCTTTTAAGAAAAAAGAAGTAGTAGTTGATCCTAAAGAACAAGAGAGAAAAAAAGTTCTTGAGATTAGAGATTTTATGAAAAAAGTTACAGAAGATTCATATTCAGAATTGTCTATTAAGTATGATATGCCAGTTAAAGATATTGAGAAAATTCATAAAAGAGTAGTTTATAAATTTTTAGTATAATAAACTTGGTCACATTGATTTCTTTCTCCTAAAAGACCAGCTTAAACAGCTGGTCTTTTTTTTGTCTCTTCAAACGCTAAATGTAACTGCTCTAAAGTCCAAACATTATAAATTATCAATCTGTCTTTTCTCCAATTGCTCTTGTAATTTTTTTGTAAAGAATTCTATTGTTTTTAATCCAAGTGTACCAACCAAGAATGACAATCCTAACTGATATTTTGCATCTGACATTTGTAACATTGAAGCTATCAATGGAGTAAGATAAACACTTGATGCAGTTCCAGTCATCACACTTATAAAATAAGATATTTTATTCTTGTGATTATCTCTACTTGCTCCTATAATAGAGCCTACAAGTGCTGCAATAAAATTTTGATATTCTTGACTAATCATATTAATACACCTTGATGAAGCCACCTTGTGCACCAAGTGATGTCCAAGATCTTCTTTTTTGATAAATACCACCACCGTTGGCATCTACTCCAAGTCCACCAGAAGTGTTGCCTTCTACAGTCAGTACACCAGTTTCCATGCATGAAATTACTATGCCTATGTGGTAAATACGTTCTTTTTCTGCGGAATAAAAACAAACTGCATATCCTTTTTTTATAAGTTTTGGATTTTTTTTAGCTTCTTCTAATGATATCCAAATTTTATTTTTTTGTGCATATAATTTCCAATTTGGAGTATAACCATCTAAATCTAAAAATCCTTCTGACAATTCTTCGTCTAAGAATCCAGCAGCTTTTATATAAATATATTTCAAGAAACCTGCACACCAAGGATGTCCTTCTTTTAAACCTACAGAAGCAAGATATTTTTTAATCATTTCACCGTGATTATCTTTGCCTTCAGTTTCTTTAATACCTATACTTTGAACGGCAAGATCAGCTGCTTTGATTGCTATTTCTGCTAACATAAATTACTCCAATAAAGTTTGCTATATTTATTATTCACTATAAGTTTGCAGCTTGTAAAAACGTCGTGTATAATACATATGTTCCTTTAACCTAAACCTAACAAACAACAAAAAAACCACAGTTACTGCCATCTGTGGTTTTTTTGTTTAAGAGAATGAAACTCCAAAGTCATCTGATTTTACTACTGTTATTCCATTAGTAGCATCATTGTAAACAAGATAAGGTATATCGTCATACCAGTATGCAGCTAATCCATCAGTAGTAACATTTCCAGTAACAACAAGTGATGCTGCTTGCGTAACAGTTCCAAATCTATCTGTTCCAACACGTTTGATACTTCCTCCTGAATCAGTTGTTCTAAAGAAATATAATTCATATCCTGATGCATGAATAGCAATAGCAGGAGTTACTCCAGTTCCAAGTACAGTTGACACATTACACACTCCATTTACATAGTCATTGCAGGTAAATCTTGTGATATCTCCCGCAGAAGTTTCTACAGCTAAAACAAGTTGATTTAGTTCTGTTATAGGCATCCAAGCTATAGCAACATTTTCAGCTGCAGATATATTAGTAGCTAAATATTCAAACGTGGTAAATCCATAACTTTGTGTTTGAATAAGATTTACAATGTTGCTATTAACAGTTCCTATCATATGTTGATAGTATTTGCTCAATGCAGCTGATTTTATTTGAGAAGTTGTTGGTACGTCTGGAAAATAAAAAGCTACTCTATTTCTTTTAGCAGTTATTGCAGTAGTTCCAACACTTGCAACACCACAAAAAACATCATTTAAGGTTTGAGCTTGCATAAATGGAGTAGTTGTTTGATACCTTCCATTTAAGTCAGTAGTAGAAGAACCTCTATTAACTAATCCAGCATCTTGAACAAATACTGTTTGACCTAACTGTTGAAGTTGAACAAGACCGTGAACTGCTGCTCTTTGACAATTAAATCCATATAAATTAAGAGTTGTTTCACCAGGAGCTTCAAGTCCAAATGGATCGTGATAATCAGGAATAAAATCACAGTTTAGCTCATCAAATATAGTTTGAGCAAAAATATCATAATCATTTGCTTCTTCACTTAAATCACGGTCAAATGCAAATCTTTGATTACCCGCAATATACTCCATTCCAAAACCCATCAACCAACTCATATAGCCATCTTCATTGAGGTAACCATCTCTCAAGTTAGTAGAGCTGTCATTAGGAGTAGAAGAATTACCTGTCCAACCAAGATGTACACGACCACCTTGATATCCTTCTAAATTAGTAATATTATCAACAAAACCAGCGATAGTTTGAGGTACATAAGTAGTAGAACCTCCATCTATTACTTGAAGAAGATCATACTCTTCATCATTACGTCCTTGAACATCTTGAGACCAAAATCTTCTACCATTATATGTAGTTGATGCAGTACCAGTAAAGACTTGAGTAAATCCCAAACCAGACTGGCTAATTGGAGCAATAAAATCTGCTTTTGCGGTGTTATCATCTCTATATAGTTTAAAAGAATTTACAGTGACAGAACCATCAAGTCTAACTTCACCAACTTGACCTATACCATATAAATCTTTATTTATTAATTTTTGTGATGCCCAATCATAAGAAGAGTTAGGATTAGCTCTTGGATATGGATTATCTTGAGTAACAATATCATCTGTTGGAGATGAATGTAAATCGTATGCAAAACACAAGTCAGTATTTTGGTTACTTGCTGTTACCGGAATAGTTAATGGTTGTTGTAATACATAAGTGCCAGAATTGCCATAAGATATCCATAATGTGGCTGATACAGGACTTGCAGTAGCTGATTGAGCATTTACTCTAAGATATCTATAACCGCTAAAATTAATTCTATTTGGGTCGTTAAAAGTATATGTATTACCAGAGCCAGATAGTGTTATTTCTTTAGTGTGATATAGGGAAGCTCCAGCATAAGACCATCC